CTTCTCAGGATCTAACTCCATCGACTTGGCTATCTCTCTTATAATGTAAGGGAATTTTGCAAACGGCATTAATGCAGGATTACTTGCTACTTGTAAGAACTGCATCAATCTCTGGCTTCGTACTTCGTTAGCCATCAAACTTTCTGTACCTCTAGCTTTTACTTCTAAGTCACCTTTAATATCTGGGTCATAATCAAACTGCATATTAAAACTAAAGAATGCTTCACCAATAGGTCTTAACAAATAATCATCTGTATTTTTAATTACAGTTTTAATAGAACCAGATGCAGCATTCATTAACATACTAATACCACTTGCAGTTCTACCTACACCTGATACACCAGTTTGCCCATGTGCAAATGATGGGAATCCTGTAGATTCATCTGCAAGTACTCTTGCTTTATCAAACAACTGCATATTTTCATTTGATACATTTGGAAACTTAGTTCCAAAAATACCTTGACCTGGAGCACCTCCTTGCCTTCTAAATACTTTTCCAGGATATACAGATAAGTCCTGACCTGGAACAAGATTAGTCTCATCTACTTCAAAGATAAGATTACCAGATAAGACCGCATTATCGACCGCCATACGCATAAAACCATTCATCAAAGTTTGTGTATCGTCCATGTTTTCTGCGATACCGATCCCGAATAAAGAGTAGGGGTTTAGTTCGTAGGGTACAGCATAATACGGAATTTTTGCAGGTTTAAATGGATTTAATACTAATCGTATAATCTTATCATTACAAACCCATATGTTAGCTTGAAGTTGATCTATGTCTTTTAAATCTTCTGGTATATTAACCTCATTTTGTTCTAGTAATTCTTTATCTACTGCTCCCCAAAACTCAAGAACCTCAAATCTATCTACACCTTTGTCAACTTGATAATCACTTAAATCATCTTCCCAATATTTCTTATAGTAAGATTCTCCTAAATTAATTACCTCATCAATTACATTCGTTCTAAAGAAAGGTCTTTTCTTTAATGCTCTCATTTGAGAACGACTTAACTTATGTCTTTCCACAATGTATTCTGCTTCGTCCATATTATCAGCATCAGGATCTGGATAAAAATTCCAAACACTTACATGTGATGTAGATGGTACAGTTTTTATTGTAGGATTATATTCACCATTTTCATCCCAATTAGGATATTCTTTATCTACTGCAAACGGGCCTTTCATTACACCTGTTCCAAACAATGCCATTTCAAATGCTGTAGACCTTAGTTTTTTAGATGCACTACTTTCATCAAGCTGATCCATTATTTTCTTTTCCATTCTTTTCGCAGCAACTTGTGCAGGAAAAAATGTTATAGCACTTGGTGTAACTCCTGGGCCTTCTTTCAAGTCGGGCATTTTTGATAGTGACTCTTTCAATGGGCCTAGCCTATCCATTAGAGAATATATAGTAGCCCCAGGTGGTAATCGTTTTCCATCTCCAGAAAATCCATATAAACTTTCCATTGATTTTATCAAAGGCATTACTTTAGGATCATTAACTTCTTTAGGTGCTTTCGGATCAAAGTGTACTGCATCTGCTACACCTTCTGGAAGAACACTAGGTTCTATACTTATTGGAAATGTATTGTTAGAAAACAACACATCTGTTATTTGATTGTAAGCTGCTAAAACTTTTGTCTTAGTTACCTTAATAAACACACGGCTTTTTTCTGTTTCAGTAAACTGAACATCTGGCCCATAGATACCTCTATAATTTCTGTATGCTCTTAACCATCTTTCTTCATCTATTCTTCTAGAATCTTCTGCTTTAGTGTATCTCTCCATTACATAAGTAATCATTGAGTCAACTACTTTTTCTTCTTGGAATGCATCCTTTTCTTTATCATCTAAAGCAAACTGTTTATCTTCTGTATATTCTTCCATTGTTTTCCTCAATATCCCATTACAGGGTCTGATGGTGTAAAGCTAGATTCTTTTGCTACTGTAGGGTCATAGTCAAACAAGTTAGATCTAGGTCTACTCATTACTCCATATCTTAAAGCATCATATAAATGATCCTCTGATTTAGTATCTATATCCTCTGGATTTCTTTTATCCAATGGTATAATAGGTAACTGTGCAATTAAATTCGTACAGTTACTAGTTATAACCAATCTTGGCTCTTCTGTAAACTCATCTACTTGCAATCTACTGTGTATCTCGTTTTTACCTGCTACACGACTACCACCACTTCTATCTGATGGTCTCCATCTACACCCCTCCATAATCATAGTCTCTGCAAGTGATGGCCCTGTATCTCCTCTTTTATGCCAACATGATGAATCCAGTATTCCACAACGTATTGTTCCATCATCTTCTTCTGCATCTAGTATCATATGTGCTAAATCTTTAGCTAACACTTTTCTTACATACAATTCTCTATAAACAATCAACTGCTCTGATGGTGATACCGTAAACCATACTACGGCAGAGAAACTTCCATATCCATAATCACATGCTCTAAACTTTACCCAGTTTCTAGGTACATCAAACTGGTCTACTACATGTATCTCTCTGTTAAATTCTGGAAATGCCGCACCTTCTGCTACATCCCAGTTCCCTTCTAACAATTGTCTTCTTTGATTCTCTGGTAAAGACAAAAGCATTGTCTCATAATCGCCTTGCTCTGCAAGAAATGGGTTATCCTGCAACGATGCAGGTATAAACCTTCTCTTAAACAGGGGTTCACCCTCTTTACTATGTCCCTTAGGGTACGTTAAAGGTTCACTTGTCTCTATATTAGTAGCCCAAAACGAATCTCCTGCAGGTGCAGGGTCAATAAACATTTTTTTTACCCATGCATGACCTGGGCCACCTGGGTTTGTTGTTGCTCTAGCATAAATAGGCAAGTCTTTTGCGGTACTTCGTAGTCGGGATCTCATATAATCCCATGCAAAAGGTGTTGCCCACTGCGTTAATTCGTCAAAGCCTACCCAACTAAATGCTAAACCCTGATACCTTAGTACATCTTCGTCCCTATCTAGGTAAGAAAACCATAATCTAGCCCCATTTGGTGCTACCCATTGCATTTTTCTTTCTGACCACTTAATGCCTGGGTATATCTGGGGGTACATTTCCTGACTTTTCCAGATGAGTTCTCTTAATTCCTCTGTAGTATGTCGCAATAGCAACCCACTAAACTGTGGATGCCCCATATATCGTAGTGGATCTGCTAACATAGCATATGATTTACCACCACCTGCTGCACCACCGTACAAAACTTCTCTTTCACTCGATGCCAAGAACTTTGTCTGTGGCCCTTCATTAGGTTTGAATACTACATTCTGTTCTTCTAAGCTAATACTATCACTAGCAGACTCTTCTTGCACTATCAGCTTGGGCTTCAAGTCTTTTTTCTTCTTTATAGCCTCTGGTTTTTTCGATTTTCTCCGCAACTTGTATTGCTTTTTCGAGCCTTCTGGCCCACTCCCTAAGTGTTTTAACTTTGCTGTTTCTTTTTCCTTCATCTTTTACTCTTTTTAACAATCCTGCGTGAGATATATATCTGCCTGTAGTTTTCGTTAACCAATGTGCTACTTTTCTAGAAGAATACTGCTTTAAATATTTTTTTGCCTGTTCCAATGCTTTTAACTCCTCTGGTATTGGGTCAAGTATATCAGGGTCTTCTGATACTTTGTACCCAAAAGGTACACACTTTACCCGTTTAGATAGAAAAGGTATTGATACATATTCTTCGTTATCTGGTTGTGGTAATATCCATGCTCCTAAATCTGGTAACTTATCCTTCATATTTTCTACAAAAATTACAAATTAACTTTGTTAATTATTCTCTTTTGGAGGTAAAACCATCAAACCATTTGGTGCTTCTACCTGTATCTTGTCTGTTTTAGCTAATCCGATACGATCTAATAAATCTTTAGATGCACTCAGCTTTTCTTTCATGCCTAGCTCCGTAGGGTCAACCATGCCACTTACAAGTGACATAGCTGCCCGTGGGCCATTTCTAGCCATAAACAACTGAGTTACTTCTACAATTTCTTCTTTCAGTGCTTTTACGATTTCGGTTGTAGAGTTACTGTCTGCATATCCTGCTAACTTCTTTGCAGTCAATACATCTCCATTAGCCTCATCAAATAAAACATCTAAAAATTTTTGTTGCTTCTCAGTTAATTTTCTAGCCATTACTTTAACCTACTTTCCTGTAGCTTCTTGTTTTTTTGGCAATCCGTTTGGGTTGAGCCACAAATTGCTTACCCATTTTCCTGCCTTTGCGTTTAGCTCTAGTAGTTGCTCGATACTCTGAGTCTGATAGTGAAGCAATTGCTTTGCTTGGGAGATACCTTTCTCCTGTAGCTCTACTGCCTTGTGTACTAGGTTTTCCACTTTTAGTCCTCCATTTTTGTTTAGTCCATGATTTTAAACTCTTTTGAGATTTAGCTAGTGCCATCGTTATGCTTTCTTTCTTTTTTTAGTTTTCTCTTTCATTGCATTAATGAATTTTCTATACACTGCAGCAGCTCCTGCTTTCTTTGCTACCCTAGCCCTCTGTTCCATTGCTATTGCTGCTTGTATTTTATGTGCATGACTCTTGCCACTCTTTTTAATAATCTCAACACTTCTTTTTGCATCTTCTACGGTAGCAAACTTTAATCCTTTAATTGTTCCCTTTGGATTCTCATCTGTATATAAATCAGAATGTTTTTTAGAACCTACAGGTTGTCCTTTTTTACGAGATATTCTAGGCTTGGATATCAACTTTTGTACCCACCACCTGCTTTTTTATAGGCTGATGCAACCATCTGGGCTTTTCTCGCAGACCATTGTCCAGGTGCTCCACCTTTTCCACCTGCCTTAATACGGTTGAATATACTTTTGCGTAAACTTGGTTTGGTGTAATTACCTGCAGCATTTACAGTGCTCTTTTTCTTTTTTTGTACAGCCATTAATCATCTCCTTCCCTATTCATCATCCAAAATGCAAAACCTATAGCACCTACTATCCATAAAAATAAAATTAAATCCATTATCATCTCACAGGGTCAAAAAATTCTTCTACAGATACAGTAACATCAAAGTTACCTGTACTGTCCGTATAACAAACTAACTTATCTGCCTGATGTAAATTTAATCTAACACCGCCCATAAGTTGTTGTATTGAGTTATTTGTCATTGCTAATTTATTCACAATAGTATGATATGTAGTATCTTCATTATGGTAAAACTGAATGTATATATGTGTATTATTAGCATTGCCAGAACTAATTAATAAAAAATCTACAAGAGCACTATGGTTATTCGGCACTGTATATAATACATCTCCACTAGCACTTCCAGATGTGGCTGTTATATTTTTCGATTCAGTTACAAACTTACTGGCACTGTTGTTGATTAATGGCATTTATGCTTTTCTTGGTTTAGTTTTTTTCTTAGGCTTTACCTCACCTACAGCTAATAATATAGCTATCTGCCTCGATTTACTTTTTTTTTAGGTGTACCACCATTTTTCATCTTAGTCATAGGAGGCATCATAGTAGGTACAACTGTACCTGTTCTGGTCTTTTTATTCTTAGGTGCAACCATAGCTGTACCCATTCCACCCATAGCATAAGATTTCTTTTTCATACTAGCACCACCTGCGGCATATGCTTTTTTCTTCATGGCTCCACCACCTGCCATCATTTTCTTTTTCATACTAGCACCACCTTTAGCCATCTTACCTTTGCCGTCCATAGCAAATGCAGGAACCATCTTTCCTGTCTTAGGATCTTTAGCCATTGGCATTTTAGCAGCCCCTCCTGCAGCATAGGCTTTCTTTTTCATTCCTGCACCACCACCTGCCATCATCTTTTTCTTCATTGTGCCACCTGCAGCATAGGCTTTTTTCTTCATCATTTCTTATTCTCCGAATATAAATTATTAAATGTTACTTCTGGATCTGTATAACTATCATCTTGTTCTGCACAATGTATATGTTGGCTAGGTCTAAAGTCTGGAGCACCTTCGCCAGTTACCCAGTATGCAGGGCTAGTAACTCTTACTCTGTTATTTGGTAAGGCTACAACATTACCTTTCCATTGCCCTTCAGTCAGTATCATTACATGCGATTGCTTGTGTTGTGCAGGGTCATCTGCCACTTCACTTTCTGTATAATCCACCGTAAACAAGTATCGTGATTTGTAAAAGTCACCATCTATCTTACATATCCACGGGCTAGGATTACATCTCGCATATCGGATAATACTATGATGATGCGATGGTACGTCCCAAGGTTGTGCTAAATGGGTAGGCATTCTTTCAGGCCACTCATCTAGTTCTATGTCACCTACCAAACTAGGCAATGGCATTCTAGCCCACATAGCACCACCATGTACATTCTCTTGTGAACCATCGTCAGCTTCACACCCTGTAAATATCACTTGAAAACTTAGACACCTGTCTGGCATTGTTGTTACAGCTATTGCCATAGCATGTACAAACTCTCCATGATAATTCTGATGTCCATTCGTAAACTCTTTTCGTACCCAACATTTAAAGTACGGTATATTACTCGTTAAGTAAGCCACTATTTATTTGATGCTCCTCTTTTAAAATATTTATCTGCTTTTACAAGCCCACCAGATTCAAAGTTTCGTCCCATTCTTATACCCATCATTGAAGGGTCATATGGTCTTTTTCTTTTTTTTCTATCTGTTTTAACATTACCTCTTTCAGTTAATACTTTACCACCACTGCCAGTTCTTACATTGCTAGAATCATCTTTATCTTTATCTGTATCTTTAGATTTAGATTTAGATTTTCTAGATGAACTCTTGGCATCAATGTCTTGAAAATAACTAGGTCTTTTAGCTTTGGCTAAAGCATCTCTATTACTTCCAGAACCTGTACCTCTTGACCTGTAATCTGAACTTGCTCTGCTGTAGTCAGAACTGTTATCTATTTTTCTTTCTTTGCGAGTAACACCTCTTTCAGGTTTATCAGCTTTTGTAGGCTTTGTTTCATCTTGTAAAAGCAAAGCTCCTATTGATCCTACGGTAGTAGCAGCTATTACTTTATTTAATAATTTATTTTTAGGAAAACCTTCTTTCAAACCTTTTTCTAATGTTTTAAGCCTAGCTTCATTAAGTTTACTACTAGGGTTATTTGTAAGTTTTAGTAACTTTTCATTTTTTCCTAATTCTTTTACAACTAAAGGATAATCTTTTTTAACAACAGTTAAAGCTTTACTGGTATCTGTTTTAGCTAAATCTGTTCCTTTTTTCTGTACAGTTAATGCTCTACTTGTACCATCTTTACCTTTAGTAGCTCTTCTACCTGCAGATTTTATAGGTTCACCTACCTTAGAGGGTCTAACTACATTTGATCTTTGAAACTTAGGATTTTGATTCATAGTAACTTTTTTAAGTCTATCTACTGCTCTTTTACCATATTTTGTTATAGCTTTATCTAGACCATTTTTTTTGGCATAATTAAAAATTGCTCTACCTGCTATTTTAGCACCGCCTCTTACGGCTACTTGAGCTGCTACAAATTTACCTGCGGCAGCTAACCCAGGAATTAAAAATAACATTTTAACTTACTCCTTTTTTATGTTTTTGAGATTTAGGGGGCATCTTCTTTCTAGCACTAGGGCCACCCCACAAACACTTGTTAGCCCAGTATGCAGCACTTGTTTTCCCTTTTGCTATATTCTTAGCATGTCTTGCCTTGAAACTCTTTCTAGCTTCAGGGCTATAGTTATGCCCCATTGATGCATCACCAAAGTGTATCACACGATACTTCTCTCCCTCTTTAATTAGCACCATCATCTTTTTTCCAGGTCTTTTAGACTTCTTACAAACATTTAGTTTAGTAAAGCCCATCTTCTTGTACCTGTCAGGTATAGCCATTAATTATCCTTACTTTAATTATTTTATATTATCTTTTAAAATTTGGTATTGGGTCAAGTTTATCCAATCTTTTGTTTATATTTGCAAGATTTTGTCTAGTTTGTTTTTTTATCTCTTTTCTTTTATTAATTAAATTTGTATGTTTTTGAGATTTAGAAAAAATTTTCATTTTGTCTAATTGCTTATCTATATTTGCAATATCTTGCTTACCTTTTTTTCTTATCTCTTTCATTTTAGTATAGAAATTTTTTGTTTTAAATTCTTTACCTGCGTCTAAAATTGATTTATTTTTAAATGTTTCAGTTATATTTGCAGTATTTTTAAGTTTTTTTGTTTTAATGTAAGATGCATATGCTTTTTTAGCTGCAGGTATTCCATGCTTTTTTGCATAAGATGCAACACTTCTTATGGCTAATCCTGCTAATAATGGTATTGCCATTTTAAAATACTCCTTATTTTTTCCATCCTTCTGCTTTCATAGCAGATTCAATTTGTTGTAAAGGATACCGTATTCCTGAACGACCTTCGATAGCCGACCGTACATAGAATACATCACTATGAGGAATATGCAAACCATCCAAAGCATTGTTTTGAATAGCACGATAGAAATCCTCTAGTACAAAATCGTCATTTAGGTATACTTTTTTTTTCTTTTTAGTCAAGTTTTTATACAAACTAATCAAGCTAGGACTTGATAGTACAAATAGTTAGTAAGGGAGTTTCATTAAAGATGCTACACTATAGGTGTTTATAGTACAACAGGGATCAAACTTTTTATTACCCTTAAGGTGTTACACTTATAAGTGTTTTTTATATTATAAGTGATATAACACTATAGGTGATAAACACTTATAGTGTATCACCCTCGGCTCTTAGCCTATGGTATATCATAAATTACAGAACTGTCAACCCCCCAAGCTAAAATAATTACATATATATCCATAATAGTTTACAGTCTGTGGATAACTTTTAAAAATCCTGATCTGTGTAAATGAGTGTATATATATATCTAGCCCACCCCCCATGACCCACGCACCCCCTAGGTCAGTCTGGGCGAGTGCCATATGCGTATAAATAAAAGTATAGCTAAGTCATTGATTTTATTACTCTTTTTATATAATATATTATTACTATTTACTGATATATGAACAGTTTTAACCTAATAATTGGCTAAACTAAGCCATTTTTTTAACCTTGATGCAAAATAAAGAGACGATGTATCATTATCCCAATAAAAAAAATACCCTACCCCTAGGTTTTTAATGGTCGTTGCTTGTTTAGTCTGGTTATGTAAATGCACAACCTACTTAAACTGTAAGCTGCAGTAAGCTGCCACTACTGTTGTATTTATACCACAACCCAGTACCTACCATAAATAAAGGTACAAGTCAAGTACCCTAGCTGTTGCATAAATGATACACCCTAAGTTATTGATTTATATAGGTTTTCTTAATAATCTTAATAACCTTACAAAAGGTACAGGTATTCTATGTAAAAAGGGTTCATAGTGTACTTACTTGCAATACGTAAGTTAATTTTTAACCGAGAGAATTTCTCTCACTACTTGAAAAGGATTTAAAAATGAAAGAGATTAAAAACGGTAATAATGAAGCTTTATTGAATCAAGCTATTT